AGGACCACAAGCGTATGATGAGCTACTAGAGATGGAAGGTCAGATACGTAAGGAACGACAGGCTACTATATATAAACAACAGAAGTTTAAAAGACAAATAGGCGAAGCTATAGCAATAATTGCTGTAGTAGTTATAGTGGGTGGTTTCTTAGCCTTGCTAGGAACAGTATATTTTAATAGAGCACATGCAGATGAGTTTAAAAAAACCACAACGGTCATTAGTCAATTGGACTAAACAAAAATGGGGAACTAAGAGTGGTAAAAATTCCACACAAGGGAAAAATGCTACTGGCGAAAGATATCTCCCAAAAAGGGCGATACAAAATTTATCAAACACAGAATATGCCGCGAGTACGGCTGCTAAGCGAAAAGCAAGTAAAGCAGGTAAACAAGTATCTAAACAGCCCCGCAAGATTGCAAAGAAAACGTCAAGATTTACTTGAAGCTAAAGACATACTTAATACACTTGGATATAAATAAATGAAGAAATGTATAGGTCTTTGCAAGCTAGATGATAAAAAAGTTTGTATTAGTTGTTTTAGGACAATAGAAGAAATTAAAGAGGCATATGAAAAGAAAGTATTGACGTCATTATAATTCTGTGCTATAAGCAAAGAACTTGCCGAGGGGAGATACTACATAGAGGGAGTACGTAAAAGAGATGGCTAGAAATTATAAAAAAGAGTATGACAACTACCACTCAACGGAAAAACAAAAAAAGAGAAGGGCCTCAAGAAACACCGCCAGAGCAATCATGGCAAAAAGGGGACTAGTTACAAAAGGTGACGGCAAAGATGTACATCACACCACAGGTAATCCATTGAACAATGATAAGAAGAAGTTATCTGTAAAAGCAAAAAGCAAAAACCGTTCTTTCGCAAGAACTAAGACAGCTGGAAAGAAGAACCCTCGTGCATAAAGAATTAACTGAATTACAAAATAAATTCCTTGATGCTCTGTTTGGCCCTGCTAAAGGTAATCATGCTAAAGCCATGAAGATTGCAGGATACTCAGATGCAACTAATCCACATCATATTATTAATGCTGTAAGAACACAGATAATAGAGAGAGCTGAACTAGAGATGGCAATCAATGCTCCTAAAGCTGTATTATCTATGGTAGGAGTTATAGATGACCCCTCAGCTATTGGTAATAGAGAAAGACTTGCAGCTTCTCAACAAATATTAGATAGAGTAGGTTTAGCAAAAGTAGAGAAGATGAACGTAACATCAGATAAGCCAATTGGTGTATTTATTTTACCAGCAAAAACAGATGATAGTACAGAAATTGAATCCGACTAATAGATATAAAACACTTAAAGGTCCTACAATACCTTGGGGATATGAAGCACATTATGCTGACTCTAATTTACTAGAGCCTATTAACGAACAACTGGACGCCTTATCAATGGCAGAACAGTATTTAAAAGAATCATCTTACCCAGAAGTAGCAAGATGGTTAACAGACTACACAGGACGTAGCATAACTCCGATGGGATTATGGAAACGTATAAAAACAGATAAAACAGACAGACGGAAGCATGCTGAACAAAAAAGCCGTATTGCCAAGGCCGAAGCTCAAGGGAACATCCAAGCCTCAGCCGCAAACTAAAGAAGAAAAAGATTTAGTAAAAGCTAAGAAAGCACAAAAGTCTGCACGTGTGCGTTTAAGTCATGCACAACGTGCAATAGCAAACATAGCCAGGAATACGGAAGACGATGTCATTGCGGAGAAAGCTACAGAGAGTTTACCTGAAACTTATTCTGTCGAGGAGAAACCAAGCCAGGAAGTACTATTTGCCGCAAACCCGGGGCCACAGACAGATTTTTTAGCTGCACCAGAAAGAGAAGTACTATATGGAGGAGCAGCTGGAGGGGGTAAAACCTACAGTTTAATAGTAGACCCTTTGAGATACTGCGGTAATCCGAATATGAACGCCCTTATATTAAGGCGTACTAATGACGAACTTAGGGAGATAATACATAAATCTCAGGAAATGTATCCTCAGGCTTATCCTGGGGCTATATGGAGAGAGAAAAAGAGCCAATGGACTTTCCCGTCCGGTGCTAGAATATGGATGACATATCTTGAACAAGAAAAAGATGTGCTCAGATACCAAGGACAAGCATTTACGTATATTGGTTTTGATGAGTTAACACAGTATGCAACACCTTATGCTTGGGATTATTTACGTTCGCGTCTTAGAACTGCAGACAAAACGCTCCCCGTATTCATGCGGGGGACGACAAACCCGGGTGGGCCCGGTCATGGATGGGTCAAGAAAATGTTCATTGACCCTGCTCCAGCGGGTAAACCGTTTTGGGCAACGGATATTACAACGGGTGAAACGCTAAGATACCCTAAACAACATGCAAGGTCTGAAGAACCTTTGTTTAAGAGAAGATTTATACCTGCTAAATTAATGGATAATCCATTCTTGTATGAGCAGGGAGATTACGAAGCAATGCTGCTATCTCTGCCAGAGACACAGCGTAGACAATTATTGGAGGGAAGTTGGGATGTTGCAGAAGGTGCGGCTTTTTCTGAGTTCGATAGGCGATATCACGTTACGGACGTATTTACGATTCCAGACAATTGGAGAAAATTTAGGGCATGCGATTATGGATACTCTTCATACTCTGCAGTTGTATGGTTCACAATTGACCCTTCTAATGAGCAACTCATTATCTATCGTGAAATGTACGTGTCAAAATATACTGCAAAAGATTTGGCGTTTGCTATCTTGGATGTGGAAAGAAATGATGGTCAAATATCGTACGGTGTGCTCGACAGTTCGTGCTGGCATAAAAGAGGCGATACGGGCCCTTCCTTGGCGGAACAAATGATTTCAGTAGGATGTCGTTGGCGACCCGCAGATAGAAGTAAAGGTAGTAGAGTAGCAGGAAAGAACGAGTTACACAGAAGACTTAAAGTAGACCAAGTCTTAGAGCAAGCAGGAATAACTATATTTAACACCTGCACTAATCTAATTGCTCAGTTACCTATAATACCTTTAGATAAAACTAATTCTGAAGATGTAGACACAAGAGCAGAAGACCATTTGTATGATGCTCTAAGATATGGTATAATGACTAGACCAAGGTCTAAGTCTATTTTTGATTATGACCCCGCAGCGATGCCTAAAACATGGAATCCTGCAGACAGAGTATTTGGATATTAAACATGGATAATGAAAGCGAAAGTGCAGAAGATATGGTATTCGTACCTAAGAATCCCAGGGACGAACTAGCTAACTATGTTACTGAAAAATTTAAAAGTGCAGAAGATGCTAGACTGTATGATGAGCAGCGATGGCTTAATTCTTATCGACAGTACAGAGGAATATACAGTACTGAAACTCAGTTTACTGAAACAGAGAAATCCCAAGTATTTATAAAGATAACTAAAACAAAAGTATTGGCAGCTTACGGTCAAATTATTGACGTTTTATTTGCTGGTCAGAGATTCCCCCTAGGGGTTGAGGCAACTCGTATTCCTGAAGGAGTTGACGAAGCTGTAAATTTTGACCCTAAAGAACCTGACAATGCACTAAAAGAATTAAATAATGTTTATGGTTTTCCTGGAGATGGGCAAGATATCCCTAAAGGAGCTACACAAGAAAGTTTACAAGAACTTAACTTAGGAACTTATGAAGAGGGGCTTGAAGGAGTACAAGACAAATTAAAAGCTGGCCCTGGATTAACTCCTACTTCTCAAACTTACTACCCCGCACAGCAAGCTGCAAAAAGAATGGAAAAAACTATTCTCGACCAGCTTGAAGAATCTAGTGCTTCTAAACATCTTAGAACAGTTGCTTTTGAAATGGCACTGTTTGGTACTGGTATACTTAAAGGGCCCTTTGCTTTTGATAAAGAAAAAGCCAACTGGGATGAAGAAGGTAATTACACTCCAGAAAGTAAAACTGTACCAAGAGTAGAATCCGTATCCACTTGGAATTTTTACCCAGACTACGATGCTAATAATATGTCAGAAGCAGAGTATGTTATAGAAAGACATAAATTAAGTTTTTCAGAGTTAAGAAATCTAAAGAAGCGTCCTTTCTTTGATACAGATTCCATAGATGCTTGTGCAGATATGGGATATAATTACACACGTAAGTGGTGGGAGAATGATTTAAGAGATAATGAAAGTCAGTATGATGTAAGTAGATTTGAAGTATTAGAGTTTTGGGGCAATATAGATAGCACCATGGCTGAAAAGGCTGGAATAGATATTCCTAATGAGTTTAAAGATTTAGATACTATGCAAGTTAACATATGGGTCTGCAATAATAAAATACTTAGGTTAGTGGTAAATCCATTTACTCCTAAACGTATTCCTTATTGTGCAGCACCATTTGAAACTAATCCTTATAGTTTCTTTGGTGTAGGACTAGCTGAGAATATGTCAGATGCACAAACACTTATGAATGGTTTTATGAGAATGGCAGTTGATAATGCTGTGTTATCTGGTAACCTAGTGTTTGAAATTGATGAGACTAATCTAGTTCCCGGACAAGATTTACAAGTGTTTCCCGGAAAAGTATTTAGACGACAGGGAGGAGCTCCAGGACAATCATTATTTGGAACTAAATACCCTAACGTAAGTACAGAGAATATGATGATGTTTGATAAAGCTAGAGCATTAGCAGATGATGCAACAGGCATCCCTTCTTATTCACATGGACAAACTGGTGTAGCAGGCACAGGAAGAACTGCCGCAGGTATCAGTATGCTTATGGGAGCTGCACAATTAAGTATTAAGAGTGTGGTAAAAAACCTTGATGACTATTTACTACAACCTCTTGGAGAAGCCTTGTTTGCCTTTAATATGCAATTTGACTTTGATAAAGATGCTAGAGGTGATTTAGAAATAAAGGCTCGAGGCACTGAAAGTCTTATGAAGAATGAAGTGCGTAGTCAACGTCTACTACAGTTACTACAGATGTCAGGTAATGCTGCCGTTGCTCCGTATTTAAAAATACCAGTTATCCTAAGAGAATTAGGAGCTTCTATGGATTTAGATTCAGAGAAACTTATCAATGATGAAAGAGAAGCGTTTAAACAAGCAGAGATAATGAAAGCTGCAGGAGGCTTACCTACTGACCAACCACAAGCTCAGGGCATTAATCCCGGAGACCCATCAGGCGGTGGAGGTGGTAACATTGGAGTAGGGCAAGCCCCTGTTCCGGGAGAACAAGGATTTAGTGCTCCTAACAATCCATCACCAGGACCTCAACAACCCCAACAACAGGGGCCTGCCGGAGCTGAACAAGGATTACAACAATTATTAGGAGGACTATAATGATACACGACGTAGCAAAGAAACTTTTACCTTTGGTTAATGTTAAGAAGAATACAGATGCTTTAGAAATATATATGGACTACAGAATAGACGAACTGCGTAAATTATTAGAACAGCATGAAGACATTTATAGTATTAATAAAGCTCAGGGAGCAATACAAGAAATACGAAGACTAAAGAGTCTCCGTGACGAAGTTATAGCAAGAGCCGAAAAATAATGGCAACAAGTGATACAAAAGTCACACTCCCTAGAAAAAGACCCCAAGGATTAGCTAAGAAACCTAAGTATTCCCAAGGGCAAGGTTTGGGTGATTTAGAGCTGAGGGCAGAGCTAGAGAAATATTTTTATGGTAATCCTCTTGCTAGACTAGGTTATGAATTATATAAAGAAGGTAAGATAGATTTAATTACTGATAAAGGTAGAGGAACAGTAGATGGAGATTCATATGGTCTATATCTTGGTCAAAAAGAAGCAAAAAAACTAGACTTAGACCAGGCTGTGCTTCAATATGTACAAACTCCAAAGAAATACCCAAGTAATCCTCTTGCTGAAAATGCCGAGCAAGAAAGTAATGTAGACCCCCTTAAAGTTTTAGTACATGAATTTACTCATGCTGCAATAGATGTATTAGAGGACAGAGAAAAAAATAGAATTAATAATTTATCAGATGAGAGGGCTTTTTTAGGTAACTCAAGAAAAGTATACCCAAAGCCAGGCTTTAGTAGCTCCGGGTTTGTAGACTATGAAGAGGGTGTAGTCAGGGCAGGAGATGAATTAATAACAGGAAGAACTACTGGAAAATCAGGAACATTGGGACTGCCCGGTTATAAACAATATGTGGCCCCAGAGGGAGGACTTAAAGATACTCCCTTTAATGAAAAGTCGTTTAAAAATGATTTTATTAACTTATCAAAAGCAGCTCAAGAAGTCCTTGATGATAAAGGATTACCCCCAGAAGCCGTAGAATCTTCCGACAATAGAAAAAGAACTTTTACAAAAGTTGCTAAAGATTTTTTAGGATTTGAAAGAGATAGAAATAAATTAAATAATTTAGGTTTTACACAACCTATTGATAATTACGAAAATGTATATAGAAGTGATGCAACTACATTAGGTGATGAACAAATAAAAGAGGGAACAAGAGACCCCTCTGATGCATACAGATTTAACGAAGGAGGAATACTAATGGCAAGACAGGAACCCGCAGGACTAGGGGCATTACCAATGACTCAAAAGGCAT